CTATATACTTGTTCCCAAAATTCTTTTGTAAAGGCAATATCTCCACCGTCCCATTCTTTGCCCATAAAACCTTTTGATAATCTACCAAAAGAACCATCTTTACCCTCTTTGGCAGCCGGTCCTTTTGTAAATCTTTTTACAATAGATGTTAGATGATATGGTGGGTCTGTTACACACGAATCAAAAACATTATCATCTAGTGTTTTTAGATGTTCTAAACTGTCTGCATTAATAATAATATTATCCAAAGAAAGCCTCCAGTGTTGCTTGAGGTTCAGATTTCCAACCAATACTTTCTAGTATGAACCTCATTGGATCCAAAAATGTCTTGTCAAACTGAACATTATAATCAATATATTTTTCAAGACCAAATTCTGTAGGCAATGTAGTAATATAACTGATAACATCATTCTTAAATGGATTAGCAGGTATTAATTTTAGAAATTTAATCTTATCGCCTTCTTGTATAAAAGGATACTTTTGACCAAGACCTCTTCGTTCTAGTTCGTGATTATATATCAACGCACCTTTGACATGAATTGGTGTACCTTTAATAAACATCTGACTAGATGAACGATACTTCTTTAGATTGTTACAAGAACGAGGAAAAGAAATCTGTTCAGCAGACATAGTAAAAAATTCTTTCTTAAAGTTTGCGATATGTTTATGTAGGTCGCCTTCTTCTTTACCCATAATAATTTTAATCGCCTCTTTAATCTTATCTCTACATACTTGTGGTGTAGATGACTTAACTGCCTCAATACCCATAAGTTTAAGTTTAGGGTCTGCAAGTCTAACGCCCTCATCATCAAGTACGTTTAACATATATCTTTTCTTTGCAACCCATATACCTTTGTCGGCGATTACTTCTCGTTTCATAACCATGGCATTTCTATATGCCTTGGTATAACCAGCAAGTTCGTCAAAACATTTTTCAATAAAAGGTTCAATCTTATTGTCACAAACTTTACCAAGGAAATCTACAATCTCTTGTTTAGATTTACCTTTACAAGTTTTTTCTACAAGGTCATCAAATGTAACATAGATACTATCTGTATCAGAGGCAACAATTCTATCTTTAGTGTCGCCAAATATGTTATGTAAATATTGGTTTACGTTCTTCTCAATAAAACGAATAATATATTGGCCTGCTGTGGTAATACCACTCGCCTGTCTTACATCATAGTATCTAAAGTATTGGTTACCAACTGCACCATAAGCTGAGTTCAAGGCAATCTTTCTTGCCCACTGAATATTGTGACAACGTGAAATCTCTTTGACTAGTTCGGGGTCTTTAGTCTTTTGATATTCTGCTTTTGCTTTTAACATACGTTTCTTAAAGATAACACGTTCATTGTACATGGTCTCCATCATTTCAGGTAGAAAACCTTGAGCGTCTGTTTTAAACATGGCACCATTTGGTGTCATACAGTTACCATCTGGTATATCAATCTTCTCACCGTCTAACATACGATTAACATTGACTTGACCTGGATTATCACCAACGATTTTCTCTGGCGAAATATTGTACTGAATAATAATGTGTGGATATAGTGAGTTAATATCAAATGAAACAATCCATTTGTGTTGACCTAGAATTGGGTCTTTTACAAATGCACCCTCATACTTCTCATTTTTAGTATTCTCTTCTCTTGGTGGAATACAAATACCTTTTGTCAATAGATGATTTGCAATCAAGGTATCCCATACTCGCACTTGCGAATATATATCTGCATAGTTAACTTTTGATTCATAAGCAACAGTTAGACCTAGTTGAATAAGACCTAGTTTATCTTCTAAAGCGTCAACAATCTCAACGTCTTGTATGTTGTAATCAATAAATGATTGAAAGTCTTTTGTGTACCAATCTTTAAATGTATCATAACCCATGTCATCTTTACCACGACCAAGTTCTACCATACCAATATGGTCTAGTCTATAACTTTCTTGTCGTGTAGGAATAAACCAACGATATAAGTCAAGATAATCCAAGTTTGCAATACCAACAAGTTCATATGTTGTTTGTGGTCTACCATGTGTAACAACTTCGCCTTTGTTTACTAGTGACCAAGGAGACATTTTGTCTGCAACTTTACTACCTGCAATTGCTGTAATACGTGCCATTAAATATGGTACGTCAAAAAACTTTGTGTTCCAACCAGTGATAACATCTGGATGATTTTTAATCCAAAACTTCATAAACTCAAACATGAGTTCTTTTTCATGTTTACATTTTACGTATGTTACATCTGTTCTATCTGTATGAAAATCACCAACACCCCATGTTAGAATCTGTTTGTTGTTTTGATTCTTAACTGTGATTGCGATTAGTTCTTCAATAGGATTTTCTACATCTGGAAAACCATTTTCACAAGTAGTTTCTATATCAAGTGTAAAGATTTTAATTAAGTCTTTATCCCATTCTAACTTTTCAGGATATTCATGGTTGATATATTGATAATGATATCTTTCTAAACCATAGATTGGTGAATTAGGTGTGGATATTTCTTTACGAAATTTACGTGCAGCTGATATACTAGAAAACTCTATAGGTTTTAGATTTCTACCGTCAAGTGTTTTGTACTGTGAATGTTCTTGTGATAAAGAATATAATGTAGGACCAAAATCTATTCTTTCTTTAAAATCTTTTCCGTCATGTATACCACGAATAAGAAGTTTACCTCTGTGTTCTATTACGTTTTTATAAAAGTTCATCTTTTCTCAATCTCACTGTTAGTCCATCATGTTTATCTGTCAACTGTATTTGACAACTCAAACGACTTGTCATTCTATCATAATCTGTTTCATATTCTAATAACTCTGTCTCTAAACTATTATACTCGGCAGGACCACATTTGGCAAGCGTCTCTACATGTACGTGACAGGTACCACAACTTTGATTACCACCACAATCAGCAGGTATTTCTGGAATATCTGCCTGTTTAGCCGCCTGCATTAAGGTTAGACCGGTTGGTACTTTGACTTCAATACGGTCTTTACCATTTCTGATAAAGAAAACTGAAATCATTAAAGCTTCGGTAAACTTGTTTCTGTAATTAGACCAGGTTTTTGACCTGTAATAATACTACTTGTGTTTTGTTGATACGATTTTAAAATATCGTCTTTTGGTTTGTAGATAGTAATAACTTTATCTTTATCTACCGTTATTGTTTTGTCGTGTGAGTATGGCATCCATGGTGTCATCATCAATTGTACAGGTTTTCCTGGTGATGATTGCATAGGAATAATAGCAAATGCGTCTTCGGCCGTAACCAGACCATCTTTCTCTTCAATCTTACCAATAACGTCTTCGCCAGTGGTTAGTCTCATAATCTTAATCATAATATCTCCTTAATTGTATCTCATTATACAACACTTTGACTAATTAGTCAATGCTGTATTTGGTTGTTATCACGTATTTTCTTTGTGGATTGACCATAACGTTTAGTCTTTTCATAAACTCACGGTCTAGTAAGATAGGTGTTCTATCTTCTCTATCATCAATAGTAAATTCTACATCTTCATAGAAACCACCAGCAAACTCTACGTTAAGTTTGACCACATATCTAGTTTCATCATAGTCTCTTAAACCACCTACTTTGATTTCTTCTTTACGAATGATATCACTTGTAATAGTTTTACCTAATAGAGACCACGTTATCTTATTACCATTAATTTTGTATTTGTCCGAGTGTATAACTGGCATGCCGGAATTACCCGTATCAAATTTTGATACAAGTTCGCCAAAAGGTTTTATGGTCAAAATTTCTTTAAAACCACACTCTGTTGGCACTGAATATCTATTTTCTGACTTAGCAAAATGTTTAATAACTTCTTTTGCAATATTCATTTTAGTAGCGTCTTCTATACCCTCTGTACCAGGAGAAGAGTTTACTTCCAAGAAGAATGGTGGTTTGTTTACTCTGTCTTTACTTGGTATAAAGTCAACAGCAGTCCAATATCCACCCACAGCTTTCGCAGCCTTTAGGCTCTCTTCTATTTCTAATTCTGTTAATTTAATATTTTGTGGTACAGAACCTTGTGATACGTTTGACCTGAAATCTCCCTCAATAACTGGTCTTTTCATAGCAGCTAATACTTTACCACCTAATACATGTACTCTAACATCATATTCTGTTTTAATATATTCTTGTACTAATAGGTCAGCGTCTTCATCTTGTTTGTGAATAAGTTGTACAATTGAATCTAAACCTTTTTCACTGTCAACAAATAATACACCAACACCTTTACTACCTCTTAATGTTTTCATAATCAAAGGAAATTTTATACCTGATTCGGCAACAATCTCATTTGATTTTTCGGGGTCATTAATTAGTTTAGTTTGTGGTTGTCTTAAACCATAATCTGCAAGTCTCAATGATGTTCTATACTTATCAGCACACATGTTAATTGTAGTTCTTGGATTAACTAGTGTTGCGTTTGCTCTTTCAAGGATAGAAACCATATCCAACCAACTATCTTTTCTAGTTACACTACCACGGATGACAGCAACTGTCATGGCACCTACTTCAAAACCTTTTTTATCATCTTTGTTATGAAATCTACGGATACCATCTTCGTATGTGGTATAACCACCAGTAAGTTTAAAAAGATAGAATGGATATTTTAACTTATCACATTCTTCTTTTAACCTATCAGCAGTATGAAATTCTTTTGCACCCTCTGGCTCATCTGTAATAATAAGCAGACGTAAAAAGTCTTTCTTGCCTTCTGTTAGATAATCTTTGAATGGTGCTACTTGCATTTACTGTGTATCTGTCCCTTCAGGTAACTTCTTACCTATATTATATTTAGCAGATAAGTTCCACTCATTTTTCTCTTTAAATGGTAAAACTTTAATCTGACTTAAAGGTGCTTTATCTTCTGTTTTCTTCTTGTCAGATACATCAATTAAGTTCCAGTCTTGCAATAGTAAAGCAATTGTGTTTCTTCTTTGAATATCGTTAGCAGTTAATGTACTCTTCTTACCATCCAAGGCAAATAGTTCCTTGAAATGTGTAATATAATACTTACCTTGTTTGTGTAAAATGTGGCAACTCTGAAATAAAGTTTTATCTTTACGACTTGCAACACCGATTCTTGTAAGGGTCTCTCTTACCTTTAGAAAGTCATCAGGTTGCTTTATTGTAACTTCAAGCATGTCATCCTGCGACCAATTTATTGTCTCTTCACTCATTTTTTTCTCCCACCTTTTCTTAGGCTCAGTTTAATATTATCAATCTGGTCGGAGGAAAGTAGAGATAGAGCTTCTTTTGCTTTTGCATTACTATAACCATAATACTCTTTTACGAGTTCTAAATCTTTTAACTTGGTCTGTGATAACCACTTCCCACCAAATCGCTTCTTTATTCTTATACTATTTATAAGATAGTGGAATTGCATACGTTTTGGTAGAAAATGTAAACCATTCATTTCATTGGAATGCATTATGGTATCATAAAACATGGACATACATCTATTAATAACGAAAGGTGCATACTTCTTTTCCCATGTTTCATCTGTGGTATCTAGTAGTGGTTCTTTTGTTTCATTTATCGCCTTTAAATAATCTTTCAATTCATACATAATTTAATCCTCATATCCAGGCAACACGGCCGTGGACTCTTTGTTCAACCAGTCCTTACAAGTAGCAGTTTTATCTTTATGACATGTGTAACACATGGTTTGCAAATTTGCTGGACTGTTATTATTTTTATTACCATCTTTGTGGTCAACTTGAAGAATAGAGGCACCCATTTTATTATCAGGTATAAAACAACGTTCACAATATGATTTTTTATATCTGGTATATTTACCAGACTTCATACCATACTTTTCATTGTGGTGTGATTCACATACAGGTCTGTAATAGTAGTGACCGTTTTTATCTTTGTTACCTGTGTTATGACCTAAATTGCCACAACCTATAACTTTACATACTGGTCTTGATATACTTCTCGCCAACATAACTCTCCACTATTTAAACTGACAATTTGCCATTATCTCTGTTAAACAGGCAACCATATTGATTTCCTGGTCAGCGACAAAGGCAGCCTTGTACTGATAACCTGCAATGATTAACACTGCTTGTGGTATGGTTTTAGGTTGACAACTCTCATATAACATTTCGTATATGGTAGTAAACAAAGAAGATGGTTCTTTGTCAAGGTTTTGTATAACCCATTTACGCATATCATTGAAACGTTTTTCTTTAAGAGTCTTTACGAGTTCTTTTGTAGAAGCTTCTTCTAAACTGAATAAGATACCAGTATCAATCTTACCACGTACTGAATATCTTTGTAATTCATTTATAGTTCTACGAAAATCTGGATAATGTTTTTGAATTAACTCTGATAAAACTTTCTTATCAAAACCAACATCTTCTTTGGTCAACAAGTCTTCCATACGTTTCATAAAAGCAGTAGCAGTTTTAACTTTCTGACCATTCTTAATGGCAAAGTCAATTACTGTACAACGACTATGTAGTGGTGGAATAATTTTACTACTGTAGTTACATGTAAATATAAATCTACAGTTGTTATGGAAAGTTTCTAGGAAATTACGTAAGGCAGGTTGTACCGAGTCGGCATTCATATAGTCTGCCTCATCAATAATAACTACTTTATGATTAGAGCCTTCTTCTAGTGACATTGTACTAGCAAAGTTCTTAATCTTATTACGTAACGTATCTATCTGACGGCCTTCATCTGAACCGTTAATAACAATATAGTCGGCACCAAGTTCATTACATAGTGCTTTTGCTACAGTTGTTTTACCAGTACCAGCAGTACCAGACAATAGTAAATTTGGTATTTCGCCTTGTTTAACGAATTGACTAAAGGTCTTTTTTAGTTCTTCCGTGAGGATACAATCCTCAATCTTTTGTGGACGGTACTTCTCCACCCATAAGTATTCTGACATAATATAAACTCCACTTTATTCATTAATTATCTATCTTTCGTCATTGTAAATTTATCTACAACTTCTACCTCAACGTCATAACCACCTTTTCTCATGGTCCATTCGTCAACGTGTCTATCGTAATCAATCTCATTGAGAAAGTCTGTTACTTTATCACTCAACTCTGCGTCATAATCTTCATGTTGATAATCAAGTAGACCTTTCTTAAAGGTTTCTAAATCACCAAACTCTGATATGATTTCATCTTTAGGTATTTCTTTATTGATGTAGTGAGTTGTTGAATGATATTCTCTTTGTTCTACAAGAATATTATCTGACATTTAAAACTCACTATCAGCTTCAAGAGCAATCCAATACTGAATTGGTTTATTCTTGTTTATGAAGTGTGATAGTTTCTGCTCTGAAATAGCAACGTCATAGTCATCACGAATCATCTTAAAGTTTTCTGTTTTAAAATAAGCCGTAAATGTCTTATCAGTTTCACCTACTTCAATTGCATAGTCATTGGAAGACGGAGTTTTCTTATCAGTAGCAACCATACTTAATGTTTTACCATCACCTTTTAAGGCAATATCAGGTAAGTTTAGAGTTGTACAACCTTTCATCAATCTTTCAAAGTCATCTTTTTTAAGATTGAATGTAACATACTTATCTGGCATGTTGATTGTTTTACTAGGTGCCACGATTACTGATTTATCTGCAAAGAAGTATTTAATAGATTGTCTGCCACCAGCGTCTTTAATAGTAAGATTTGTACCACCATTAAATGCGATTTTAGATTTATCAAATAATTCTACTGCTCTTAAAAATTCTGGCAAATCGTAGATACCGAATTCTTGCTCAAACGATTCAGAAATATTGGCAGTAGCCTGAATATTCTTCATAGTAGAAATCGTTTTGAGTTCACTGCCTGGGGATACCAGGATATTTGTATTAATATCTGCAAAGTTCTTTAAGATACTAATTGTGTCTGTACTTATGTTCATCATATAGTTCCTTTATCAATTAAAATGGAGCGGAAGGATTGTACTGCCCAATCTTCTCTTGGTTGGAAACCAAGTGTGTTACTTTT